TCGGATGACATCATCACCGCGAACGATGTTCGCAAGATGACGGCATCGCTCCGCAAGAAGAACGTGGCCCCGCGTGATGGCGGATTCTACGTCGGCTTCATCCACCCAGACGTGTCCTACGACCTCCGTCGTGAGACCGGCAACGCCTCGTGGAATGCTCCGCACATCAATGTGGATACCGTGAACATTTACACGGGTGAAATCGGAACCTTCGAGTCGGTGCGCTTCATTGAGACGCCCCGTGCGAAGATTTTCGAGGATGCCTCGGACGGCTCCGGTTCTTCGACTGGTGGTGGCGCAACGGTGGATGTCTACTGCACCCATGTCATGGGTCAGCAGGCTCTTGCCAAGGCGTACAGCATTGTCGATGGCAACGGTCCATTCCCGCGCATCATCGAAGGCCCGGTTGTCGACGTGCTGCGTCGCTTCAACCCGACCGGTTGGCACTGGCTGGGCGGCTACGGTCGCTTCCGCGAAGAGTCGCTCGGTCGTATCGAGTCGGCTTCCAGCATTGGAGCCAACTCCTAAGTAATTAGCAAGCGAAGTGGGGCGGCTGGTTCCCCTCCGCCAGCCGTCCCACGTTTGCTATTCTGATTAAATGGCGACATTTATTACACCTACTGACGACTTTGTTCGTTATGGCGATCCGCTAAGAGGTGGACAACAGGCTTTGTTGTGGAGGTTCTTTGAGCCCGAGCCGCGTGGCAGAAACGTGTACAGGCTGACAGACGGAACCTATACGGAGGTAGATCTCCGTGATGAGGGGCAGATTGAAAAGATTTATCACGGCGGACACATCCACACGATTACCGCTGAAGAACAAGCCCAACTAACAGCCGCTGGCTATGGAGCATACATAACATGAGCGTCCAGAAAGAACTCCGCAGGCTGTCCGGCAAGGATAGGGACCAGGCGTTTTGTGCAAACTTCCTAGCCGGAACATCAGGGCTTGAACTCGTAGGCGCCCTGAACAAACTAGCCGGTACCTCCGGCCTGGAACTAAATGGAGTGTGCCAGAGGCTGGCTACCCAGAACGGGGGCAACCCCAACCTTGATGCACCGGGGGCTTTGGCATCAATAAGTTCTTTTAGCCAAGGGGAGGGACAACAGGTTCTAGGGTTTACTGCTGCCTTTGATGGCGAATCGATGGCGTATTACATAGGAGCATAAATGATCCACCGGAGGGTTCACCCCAATCTAGATGTTGAAGGTTGTTTTGGCTGCAAGGTCGCAGGCCTGAGCATTGCTGCGTCAGCAACCCCAAGCCGTAAGGGTGGGGCAAGGGCTGCAGTAATAAATTCAAAGGACAAGCAACTAGAAAAAGACCTCGATGCATACAAACGCCTAAGACAAGAAGGACTGCAGCCACAAGCAATTGACGGTTCAGCAAAAGCAGAACAACGAGCCGAGCATAAATGGCAGGTTGAAACAGGGCTGGGGATGTGACAGTCAAAGACGTATCTCTCGTTGGTTTCTGCTGGGGTGATTTTTGGGAACGGTTCGGCAAACAGTGGGTTGAATGTGTAGAGCAGTTGGACCCGCAACCAGAACGAATACTGCTTTTCACTGACCGCAAAGTTGACTTGCCTTTTGGGTGGGAGCAGCGACACACCGAGCAGAACACTATCTGGGGTTTCCTCAACGATGACATTCCCACCTGTGAAACCGAGTATGTCGCAGGTCTCGCAATGGATGACTTGATGCCCGTGGATGCGCTCGCAGACCTGCAACTCGGTGCCGACGTAATTGCCTCCGGCCACAAAGATTCGCTTGGCAACGTCAACATTCCGACGCGGGAACGGTACGAGAACTGTTTGGACGAGCCGTGGTTCCCGCTATCTGGGTATCATGTAATGCGTTCAGATTTGCCCACCCGAATACCGTTCCGTCCTGTTGATTGGTGCGATTGGGTAGCAATGTTTGAGTGGTATCAACACGGCATCAGTATTCATTTTGATGGCAAGATCAGACAGTTCTATACGATTCGCGAAGGACAGTATTCTCAGCCGAAGAATCCCAAGTTGGCTCGACAGAACATCAATCTGATGCGCAACCTGATCCGGGCTGGGAATGTTGTGCCTGGTGCGGTGTGGCCTCCGGTGCTACTGTGAACTATCAGAACTGGCATGGGCTGACTGACGGCAGGTTTGGTTACGGGTCAATGCTGTTGGGGTTTCTAGACAACAAACCAAAAGATGTAGTCATTGACCCACGGTCTGACGTAGACGTTTTGATGAGCGTGCCATTTGCTTCTGAGGGTTGGCTAAAGGGCCAGTACCGTGCCTGCTTTACCATGTGGGAAACGGATGTTCTGCCAATGAAGTTCCGTAGGTGGCTGGCCCAATACGACGAAATCATTGTTCCTTGTGAGCACAACATTTCGGTGTTTGCCGAGCACCATCCAAAGGTTAACTACATTCCTCTTGGCGTAGATACAGACTGGTGGAAGCCATACAATCGTGAGCCAAACCAAAAGTTTAGATTCCATGCTGCTGGCTCTCTGTGGAAAAGAAAAGGATTGGATGCGGTTGTCCAGGCTTTCAAGAACCTAAACCTGCCCGATGCTGAACTTCACATCAAGGCTGCACCCCATGCATCTGATGTCCCTGCCGGAGTTGAGTCCGACACCATCTTTCTGCACAGGCAATGGATGGATGCCGAGACACAGCGAGACTGGTTCAACCAGGCAGATTGCTTTGTTGCCCCTGCTCGAGGCGAGGGGTTTGGTTTGATACCGTTGCAGGCAATAGCCCTGGGAGTACCCACGATTATCAGCAAGACATCTGGTCAGGAACAGTTTTCGCACCTGGCAATGTCTGTTGTTTCAAGCAAGAAACAAAACTGCTCAATGGGCGGAAAGTGGGACGAACCAAACCTGGAACACCTCATGCAACTTATGAAATTCCACTATCACCATAGGAGCAATTTGATGGCTGAATCTAAACTCAGGGCACTTGCGGCAAAAGAGTTCTCATGGAAGAAGGCGGCCCGCAAACTGGCCGATCATCTGCCCAAGGGCAAACTGATTGAGAATGGAGAGTTTGAAAAACCCAACCCCCTGTTCGACATGGAGGTCAAGCACGAATGCGTTTGTGAGATAAACGGTAAGCGCTGGGAATTCGTTCCGGGGAAGGTTTATAAAGTTCCAGAAAACGTCCATGAAGTAATGTTTGCTGGGGCAGCAATCAAGGACTAGCAATGGCATACACAAAACCGGAACTTCGTGAGCGCATTAAAAAGCGCGTTATGGCTGGGAGCAAGGGCGGCAAGCCTGGGCAGTGGTCTGCCAGGAAAGCCCAACTCGTAGCACAGGAATACGAAAAGGCTGGTGGCGGGTACTCCGGATCAAAGACATCAAAGCAAAAAAGTCTTTCTAAGTGGACCAAAGAAAAGTGGCGCACGTCCGACAAGAAGCCAGCAGATCGTCCCGGTGGTACGACCAGATACCTTCCGGACAAGGCATGGAATAAACTGTCTGCTGCAGAAAAAGCGGCAACAAACAGAAAGAAACAAGAAGGATCTCGCAAGGGCAAGCAATTCGTATCCAACACTCCGGCAGCGAAGAAGGCCGGTAAGCAAGCAAGGGGCGGAAAATGACAATTGAGTACAGGGGCGAAAAGTTTGCTGGCTACAACAAGCCAAAGCGCACCCCGGGAGCAAGCAAGTCCCATGCCGTGTTGGCCAAGGTAGGCAACAAGGTCAAGTTGATAAGGTTCGGCCAGCAGGGTGTAAAGGGATCACCCAAGAAGGCTGGGGAGTCTGCTTCATACAGAAAGCGCCGCGAATCCTTCAAGGCTCGTCACGCCAAAAACATTGCCAAGGGCAAGATGTCCGCTGCTTATTGGGCTGATAAGGTAAAGTGGTAGGTCTAGACAAGGAGTAATTATGCCCAAGGTTGGAAAGAAGGAATACCCCTACACCGCAAAGGGAATGGCAATGGCTAAGGCCGAAGCCAAAAAGTCCGGCAAGAAAATGATGACCGGAAAGATGAAGAAGGGCTCCAAGAAGAAGTAAATGTCTACCGCTGGCGCGCTACTTGACCGCGTTCAGCGCCAGTTGCTTAGCGGTGTTGTGGAGGAGAGGAACAAACTAGCGTCTGGCGTTAACGCCTCAGACACTTCGTTTGTCATGTCCTACGACCTGGGTGGGTTCAGGGCTGGAACAATCTTTGAACTCAACAGCGAACTCATTTACATTTGGGAAGCAGTCTCCGGAACCAAGACGCTAACTGTTGAGCGGGGCTACGGAGGCACTACCGCTGCCTCTCACTCTGCCGGAGATGTGGCGACACTTAATCCACGGTTCACCAAAGCACAACTGTTTGAGTCGTTGAACCAGGACATTGACGATTTGTCCAGCCCGGTAAACGGATTGTTCCGGGTAATTACCACCAGCATTACATACAACGGGTCGGATAGGCAGATCGATCTTGTTGGGGCAACAAACGTAATTGACCTGATTGATGTTCGAGTCAGGTACTTGTCTGACGATTTCCCATACATACGTGGGGTAAGACTTCAGCGCGACCTACCAACAGCGGACTTTCCGTCCGGCTTTGCAATCGTGTTTGATGAAGACTGTATTGCTGGTGCGCTCACCGTAAGGTACAAGGCTCCGTTTACCAGGGCATCTAGTTTGTCTTCAAACATTCAGTCTGCCTGTTTTATCCCAGAAACAATGGAGGACATCCTGGAAATGGGCGTGATGCTCAGGATAATGTCTACAAGGGAAATCAAGAGAAACTTTATCGAATCTCAAAGCGATACTCGTCGTGCAACCGAGGTTCCACCTGGGGCAAGCAGGGACTCCGTTGCAAACATCCAGCGCATGAGGCGCGAACGAATTCTTTCGGAGAAGGCAAAACTAGCGAGGCAGATTCCGCTGACCATAAGGGTGTGAAGTGGCTGGTCTAATTGACTTCACTACCAAACTTGATGGTGGCGCTGGTTTTTACACCGGCACTGGTGCCACGCAGTTGGTGCCCTATGTCTTTCCCGTAGCCATCAATGGTAGGCCGTACATGGTTGATTTGGCATCAAACGATTTTTCTCGACAGTACGACGCTCGAGTCCGAGACTCGGTTGACCAGTCGGCAGAACCTGGAGAGTCGGCTATCAACCCGCAGGGATTGTGGCGTAGGTCCCAGTCTTCCTGGCACTATGGCGCGGGGCAGGATTATTCGGATACTGCAGAAGCAGAGCCATACAGGTTTAGAAGTTCAAAGGGAATTGATGTTTGGACTATCGGTCAGTTGTCGCTGCTGAAAGACACGACCCAGGTTTACTCTTCGGCCCAAGACAACCTATACATGGCAACTGCCGATAGTCGTATTTATGGCACTGACAACCAGACGCTTCAGTTTACTACCAACTTTTCTTCATTTACTACAGTAACAGGAACCGCAGCATCCAAGTTGTACAGCATTGCTTCTGATGGTTACAACGTGTTTTACTCCTATGCCAATGGCGACATCGATCAAACCAATGCAGGAATAACCACTTCGTCCGCATACATTACCGGCATTGAGGCTGGGTTGATTCGCTACGTAAAAGGACGCCTGATGGTGGCTGGCCAGGGCGCTGAAAAGCACAAGATTTGGAACATCACAACCGCGGCTGGTTCTAGTGCCAACAACCCAACCGCTCTTTACACGCATCCAAACTCATCATTTCAGTGGGTAGGTTTTGCTGCTGGGCAGAACTACATTTACGCCGCTGGTAATGCTGGAAACAGAACTATTGTTTATAAAACTCAAATCAAACCAGATGGAACTGCGCTTGAAATTCCAGATGTTGCAGCCGAATTGCCACAGGGGGAAATTGCTACAACCATTGACGGCTATCTAGGTTTTGTCCTGATTGGCCTAGAAAATGGGTTCAGGTTTTGTTCATCCGATGATGATGGAAACTTGGTGGTTGGTCCTTTGATTAGAACCGGAACTTCGGTAAACACTTTTTCTGGAGTTGGACCATACGTTTATTTTGGTTGGACTAACTATGACAGTTCTTCTACGGGAATTGGTCGAATGGACATTGGAACCCAGGTATCCGTAAACCAGCCTGCGTTTGCTAGTGACCTCATGGTTACTGGACAGGGCGCAGTGCTAGACATTCACGAATTTGATAATGAACCAATCTTTACCGTGTCTGGTCTTGGTGCATACAGGCCAGCATCAACACTGGTATCATCCGGAACTCTTGACTCTGGTATTTATAGATGGGATGTTCCTGACGCAAAGTTTATTCCAAAGTGGGACATCAGAACTTTTCCAATGAGGGGAACCGTACAGGCTTTGGTTGCATCCGATGACGGAGACTTTGAGTCAATCGGAACTCTTGCCAATCAAAACTCACTTGAGGCTACATTTGACGGATTTGAGGATAGGGTATTTGAGGCCGAAATCAGGCTGGTTCTAACTAGGTCATCGATTGACAACACGCTTGGTCCCACCGTTACTAGGTGGCTGGGTAGGGCCTACGCTGCTCCGCTGCGGTCTCAGATTTTTTCTGTTCCAGTTCTGCTACACCACGTTATTACTCCATACGTGGGCAAAGAATACTTCTTTGACGTGGAGGATGAACTTGACAGACTCAGGGATCTGGTAGACAACCCGAGAATTATTGCCTATCAAGAGGGCAATAGGACTTACTCGGTAGTAGTGGAGGATGTTAGGTGGAGACCCGTGTCTTCCTATTCGGCGCACAATCCTTGGGATTGGGACGGCACATGCACTATCGTAATGCGTAGTGTAAGATAGCCGACATGGCTCTGCCCGTTCGCAAACAATACGTAGGCTCCGCTGCCTCAACCACGACGACCAACAGCCTTAGCGTGTCCGACACCTCGGTGTCGATTGCTGCTACAACTGGATGGCCGACGACTCCGGCAGTTCCGTTCTTCGTCGTTATTAGCCCCGGGACTTCGGCTGAAGAAAAGTGCAGTGCGACGATCAGCGGTTCGACACTGACTCTCACCCGCGCACAGGACGACACTACTGCGCAGACCCATACTTCTGGCTCGACGATCT